ATCTTCGTAAGAAAGATGAGCCTCTAAATTATTTAGCCATAACGGAATCAGCAGACATCAAGAAAGCGAAAGAAGCGGCAGAGACCGATGATAATATCGAGGTTCTTGAAAAAGACCGTTACGACCAGCCGCTTGTTGTGTCAATTCTGAATTGTACTAAAATGATTGGCGATATTCTACTTGACCACAGAGTTGACCCTTTTAACGGCATGAATTTATACCCGCTTATCCGGTTCGCTCCCTACTTCGACCACGGTTATGAATATGGCATTGTAGAAAATATCATCGGCCCCCAGAAACTCTTAAACTTCACATTCTCAAGCGTCGTTAATTTGATTAAACAATTGGCTAATACGGGCTGGCTGGTTGGCAAGGCTTCCGAACAACAGAAAGAATTTCTTGAAGAACACGGCAGCGAAGATGGTTTAGTTCTTGATTTATCGAAATTCGGCGGCAAGGTAGAGAAAATCAGTAATAATGAGTATCCGAGCGGTTTTGACGTATTAACTGAACGCGCCAAGGGCAATATGAAAGAGGTAGCCCAGATACAACTTGAAACTCCGAGAACCGGCGGCAAAGAATCCGGCAAAGCTCTCGAAATCAGAGAGGGCAAAGAACTCAAGACAAGAGGCGTTATCTTCAGAAACTGGAATTATACCAATCAGTTAATTGGCCGGGTGCTTGTGGAACTTATTAGGAATACCGAGATATTCAGCGACGATGAAATACTGGCTATTATTGACGAAAACGACTTGATTGATGAAACTGTTTTGGAGCAGGCCAAGGGTATTATAATGCGTCTGATAACCAAACAGGGCGGTAAAATACCGGAAATGCCGCAGCCGCCGAACGAGATATTATTCGCAAGCGCAGAGCCGGTTATTCAGGCCGCGATGCTTGAACATTATAAATCTTCAGTAAGAACTTATGAAATGTTTGTTGAGCAGGTTGAACAGCAGGCTAAGCCTATAGCTATTCAGATTATCTTCAAATTGCTCCGCTCAATGCAGCAGGGCAGGTATGGCATTAAAGTTGATGTTTCTCCACTAAGTCCTACCTTAAGAATACAACAGCAATTTGAAGTGTTTGCTCTTGATGAGAGATTACTGGCTGGCGGCAGACAGGGTATATCGCGCGAGAGATTGATTGATTCCACCGATATTAAAAACAAAGAAGCCATAATCGCCGAGGAAGTGCCTGCGGAACAAATGCAAATACCTGCATTGGCTGGAGCAGCTTAAAAATGATAGCTTTTAATAATGATGAAAAAAAAATACAAATTACCGTCGAAGATATAGCCAAACTGTTTTATCTTCTCTTAAAGCAGAATCAAAGATTACACCCAGGCGGTAAACTGTCGTTTGATACAAAGGCTTTCAAAAATATGCCGCAAAAACTTGTTATGAATTTCGAGAATAAGAGCGGTCGTTTATTCTGTTGGATACCTGAAAAACCGAGCGACAGAAAAAAGAAGAATATGAAAGTCGTTTTACCTGACAAAAGAATTTTTATACCTGAATTGATGTGAAAGGATTTGAAAAAATGGCAAAAGAAAGTGAAGAACTGAAAATGGCAAAAGAAAGTGAAGAACTGAAAATGGCAAAAGAGGAAAAGGCCGCCGCCAAGAAAGGGCTGTCTGACGCTCAAAAAGAGCAGGCTAATTCTTTGGGTATTACGCCGTCCAGGGTCAATTTGTCCGGCTTTAAGGACAAAGAACCCGCTAAATTGGACAAGGAAATCAGGAAACACGAAGAGCTTGTAGATACAAGGATTGCCAATAGAATCGATAAGGCCAAAGCTGATAGCAAATTAACGGCCATTGATAAACGCAGGCTCCAATTGCAGGCGAGATTGAAGGCGGTAAGAAGCGGCAAGCGGCCAAGAAGCTATCCTCGTTTGGTTGTAATGGCCTGGATTGAGGAGCTTAAGCTTATTGAAGCTAATCCTAAAGGATGGAAAGTCGGCTGGACTCCAAACAAGCAAAAGAAACAAACGCCGACAGAGATTCTTGAATCAATGAATTTGGATTGAAAAGGCTTTAACAACGAAGACATTTTAACTGAACGGCACAGCGGCAAGGCCGGATACCAATAGGCAGTTGAGGGCGAAATACTGCCCCTGCATCGGACAGGAATTTCCGAGATACCTGACCGCGAGGGTTTCGCGGGATACGGCTCGCTCGGCCGGCAAAAAATGGAGTTTGAACATATTATGGAAAATGAGAACGAGATAAATGATTTTGGTATGAGTAGCGAAGACCTCGACAAGTTGACTACCGGCGGAGATGTTGTAAATAACGCCAGCAAAGACGCGCAGGCCGCTTTAGATGCTACCGCTGACTTGGATGATTCAAAGAACGATGATGAATCTTCTGACGATGAGAACAAAGTCTCAATCGACAAAAGTAAGCCGGCGAGTGAGTCCGTAGTTTCTGAAGAGGGGAAACTCTCTGAAGAAGAAGAAAAATCTGCGGAGAAACCCAAAGTTGACCCCAAAGACGCCGTGATTGGCGATTTTCGCCGTCAGTTGAGAGACGCTGAACTGAAAATAGCGAATCTCGAAGGTCGCATACAGGTTCAGCCGGTTGTTAATCGAGAAGAACGCCAGATACTATCTCCGCTTGAAAAAGCGGCAGAAGAACAGGGCGTTGATGTCGATGACGTCGAGATGACAGGGAAACTTTATAAAGAGCAGAAAGCGTTTGAGAAAGCCCAGGATGAAAAGGCGGCAAACCAGACTTTCGAGCAGAAGATTGCTGAAGCCGAAAGAAAAATAACCGCTGAAATGTCCGCTGAAAAGATGGGCGAGGGTCTGGATTTAGTTACCGTAACACAGATGGGAACTAAATACCTCACCCCGGGCGATAGATATGATATTGCCTTAATCACTCATCAACATGGCCCCGAAGCCGCATTGAAAGAGACTTATAAAAGATGCGGCAGGGCTATTCTAAACTCCGGCACTCAAGATTCTGTTGTCCTGCAAAACGCTATGAAAGCCAAACAAACTCAATCTCCAGTTAAACCAAAAGTTAATAAACAAACAACCGTCCAGTCGCAGGAAAACAGCGGCAAGGACACAGACAATGGCGATACTGGCATTGGAGCGGCTACACCGAACAAGAGATTGGCGAATTTTATAGCAGGTAGATAGCTGCTTTTCCAGTATCGCTGGAAAGGTAGTGCTACAATGAATATTACATTTAATTGCTTTGACTATTCCCGTAGAGGAATGGTCGAACGTATGTTGCAGAGGCAGAAAGAACATGCGTTTATTATGCCTGTTGTTATGGGCAGGTCATTACGTTTTCGATTTATCGACACCTCATTACTAAGCGCAAACGCATTAACTCAAGAGCATTGGCCTCAAACTGTTTTTGAGATAATGCTGGACAATATGCAATTGTCCGACCTGATGGGCGAAAGTAATGACAATGTTATTGTCATCAACAGGGACTTAACAAAGAAAGCGGGCGACAAAGTAACTTTTGAGCTTGATATGCCTTTGGAAAGCGCCGGTGGCACTGATGACAGTGATATTGAGGGCAATGAAGAGGCGATGAGCTTTTTCAATTTTCCGGTTGAAGTCCACGAACGCTCTCACGGCGTAAAATCGGCTGGCAAAATGACAGATAAGCGCACTGCGATTGATATTCGCAAGAAAGCCGCTTACGCCATAGGCCGATGGGCGGGTGAACAGGCCGAGAATGATATGATTTGGGGCTTAAGCGGTTTGGGCAACCAAAACACTTATGTCGGAGAGGCCACTTCAAGCATCCTGACGGTTAATGAAAAAGCGCCAAGTTCAACCCGTATCTTCCGCGGCGGCCAAACAGCGGCGGGCGTTGTAACCGAGGAAACTACAGACTCGGCTCTTGCCGACGCTGCCGGTACTGATTATCAAAATTTCCTTTTTGGAACAAAGATAATCTCCCTTATTAAAACCAGAGCGCAATTGGCTTATCCCAAATTCAAGCCTGTTATGGTCGGCGGTAAATGGTATTACGTTATGCTTATCCACCCGCTCCAGACCAAAGCTCTGCGCGAGGAAACAGGGGCGGCCGGCTGGACGCAGATACAGCAGAGCGCTAATATCCGCGGTCTTGCCAATCCTCTGTTCACAAAAGAGGGTAAGGGCAGAGAGCGTATGTTCAGCGGTATTGTCGGCGTTTACGACGATGTTATTCTTCTCGAATCTGAACGAATCGAAACCCGTGTTGCCGGCGAAGTATTTGATAACGGCGATACTATCGACGCCGGAGTAGTCAGCGGCACTTCACGAGTGGCCAGAGCCTTGCTCTTAGGCGCCCAGGCAGGCGTTTGGGGCTGGGGGCAGCCGTGGAAGCGGTATGAGAAGAATTTCGATTATAACCGGAAACCAGGCACGGCGACGGACGCTATTTATGGGTTTAGCAAGACCAGATTCCGCGACCCAGGTGCAAGTCAATCCACTAACACAGCCCAGGCCGATTTTGCGGTGTGGGTAGTTGATACCTGTTGCGAAGAAGCTTAATCAAAAATAGGAATATCAATTAGATAAAAAAAAGAAAGGTTTTGAAAACTATGAAAAAGTTAATTGTTTTTATGATGATAATGCTGATGACTATGTGTACTGTCTGTTTTGGCAGGACATATACGAAAAAGCAACTCCTGGTGATTGATGAACTCGGCGAGCCGGTTTCACACACTACGATTACCTCAATCACTATTTACAACGCCGGAACGTCCGTCGCGGCAACCCTCTATTCCGACAAAAATGGGAATACCAGTAAAACGAATCCTATTGTTACGGGTTTAGAGGATGCGCTGATTGAATTTTGGAGCGCTGACGCGGATTACAAAGCTACCGTTACCGACGGCACTTACAGCGTTACAAGAGATAATATGGACGCTGGAACAACGCGCATCGGATTTCCGACTTACCTGGTGGCGATGTCGTCTCAAACTGCATCAGACGGCCAGAGTTTCACATTCGGAACTGATTCTGACTGGGTATTAGCCGCACAGGACAGTACCTTTGACGCCACGCCTGCGGTAGATGATTCAGCCTTTGCTATCGGGACAGCCGATTATACATCGGACCTGTATTTATATGGCGGCACAGCGGGTTATAATCTTTATTGGGACGCTTCTGAAAACACACTGGAGCTTCTTGATAATACTGTTTTAGCGGTCGGTACAGGCGATGATTATACTATTTCGCATGATGGCACTACGACAACAGTAACCGGCAATCACACAGTAAGCGGCATTCCGACTTTCAGCACAGACGTCATATTGGACGGCACTTACGATATTAAATATGACGATAGCCGCTATCAATTGCATTTTCAGGACAACGCCGTTCTCGGTATAGGCGGCGCTGAAGATGCTGCCGGAGATATTACTTTTGTTTATGACGGCACAGATTTGTTAATGGAAGCCGCCGCCGCCGACGACCTCTGGAAGCTCGGCGCCACCACCAATTTTGACATCGGAATTTATGGCGATACCGCTACCGATTTTGTTTATTTCGATACCAGTGCGGAGTTGGTTTATCTCGATGGTTTCGATATTCGGTTCAATGACGGCGATTTTCTTAAATTCGGCGATGACAGCGACTGGACGATAGACAGTTCAACTGCCACAATTCTTGATATTGTTCCACTGACTACCGATGAAACTTCCACTGTTTATCTGGGTGCGGACACAGCGGGAGCGGACTTGAAATTGTTCGCCGCGACTACGGCGGATTATGTTCTATGGGACGCTTCTGACGAACAAATAGAATTTGTCGGCACACAGGCGCTCTTTGACGATGATTCCGACGCCCTTTTT